CAAACTATACAACATCCCCTACCTGATGGAAGTCAGCCCGAACCAATGGGGCTGGACACCCTTCCAGTTCAAACAGGTCAAGATGCAGTGGAAACTTTTCCACGGCAACTCCTACGTCTGGCGTCCACCCGTCTTCCCCCAACAGCTTCTCATCCTGCCAGCCGATATCACCCGTCCCGTCATCGAAAAAGAGACCGGGCGGCTGTGGTACGAAGTCCGCTTCTCCAACACCGAAAAACCGGAATACATCCCCGATGTCGAGATCATGCACGAAATGATCAACCCCGACGCCAGCGGCTTCATCGGTCGCGGCGTGGTCCGCTTTGCGCGCGAGACCATCGGACGCAGGCTCGGAGCCAACAAGACCAAATCCAAATTCTACTCACAGGGCTTGAACCCCAGCGGCATCCTGTTTTTGGAAAATATCGAGATCAAGGATGATGCCGAACGCGACAAGATCCGCGATGGATTCACCGGCAAGATCAGCGGCTCAGACGGAGCCTACAGCATCGCCGTGGCGGACAAGCGCATCAAAGACTTCAAGCCTGTCTCCCTCAGCCCGAAGGATTCCGAGTTCCTGGCATCGATGGAATACGACGACCGCGAGATAGCCAACTTCTTCAAGATGCCTTTGCACATGCTCAACATGGGCAAGGAAGCCTATAACTCCAACGAGCAGAAGTTCGGGGAATATCTGCAGCAGACGCTCGACCCGCACCTGGTGGCAATGGAGCAGGGCGCGCGCATCCGCTGGCTGACCTTTGAACAACAGGGTTCCAATTATTTCAAGTTCAACCGCTCATCGCTCCTGCGCATGAACGCCAAGGACCGCGCCGAAACAAATGAAATCCTCATTCGCAGTATGCAACGCACACCTGCCGAATGCCGCGAAAAGGATGATTACAACGCGGGTGAAGAACATCCTGAACTCCAAAAATTCTACATGACCAACAACTACTCCGCGATTGGAGAAAAACCCAATGCCGAACCCAATCCGCAGCGGATTACTCCCAAGGAATAGGCTATGAAACGCTCATATATTTTGGAAGCCTTTGTCGAGACCCCCTGGGCAATATTGCCCAGCAAGCTGGCAGTCCTGGAAGAGATCGTTGTCAGGCATGTGTCCGGTGAAAAACTGGATGCAGAAGAAGTACAGACCCGTATTCATGGGGCAAAGCGCCCGGATGATCGGCGGGTGAACAATGTGGCGGTATTGCCGCTCTTCGGAACCATCTTCCCCAGGGCAAACCTGATGACGGACATGTCTGGTGCGACCAGTGCCGAGCGCTTCGGGTCCGCATTTTCATCCCTGGTCAACGACCCGGAAGTCAATGCGATCGTGCTGGATGTGGACAGCCCGGGCGGACAGATCAACGGGGTCGAAGAACTATCCAGAAAAATCTTCGATGCGCGTGGAACAAAACCCATTATCGCAGTAGCCAATCACATCATGGCGTCTGCGGCGTATTGGATCGGGACCGCCGCAGATGAATTGGTGATTTCCCCTTCCGGCGAAGTGGGCTCCATAGGTGTGTTTGCTGTTCACAAGGATATGAGTGCGGCTCTTGAAAAAGATGGGATCAAGGTCTCGATCATCAAGGCAGGGAAATTCAAGATCGAAGGAAATCCCTACGAATCGCTTACCGAAGAAGCCAGGTCTGCCATCCAGTTGAAAGTGGATGAAGCATACGATGGATTCATCGATGCCGTTGCCCGCAACCGGGGAGTGAAACAGGCTACGGTGCGAAATGATTTTGGGGAAGGTCGCATGGTTGGTTCCCGGCAGGCTGTCAGGTTGGGCATGGCTGACCGGGTGGGGACTTTGGAAGAGACCATTGTCCATCTGCTCAACCAAAATGGATCGCCCGCCATGATGCGGGCAGGTCAACCGGAAAACGTATCACCCGAGGTGTCTGATCTTTCATCCAGCAAAGAGATGCAGCCCGTGGTGGATGTTGAGCGCGAAAGCCGCCTTGCGCGCTTGCGCGAACGTATCAAACCATAAGGAGAACAATATGGATCTAAAAAGTTTTTATGATCGCGTGCTCACCGCGCAAGCCAATATCGAAATGGTGAAGAACCAGATCGCAGACGCGCTTGCCCTGAAGACACCCGAAGGCGATGAACAGGCTCTCGCATTGGAACCGACGCTGGATGCAGCGGTTGCCGAGGAAGCCAAATGGCACGCCTTCTACGACAAGCTGGTCGATTCCAGCAAGGGGCAGAACGCCCTTGGCAAATTCATCCCGCTCACATCGCAGGAGATCAACGAAGAGCCTGCGACGGGAAAGAAAATCATGAAGCGCGCTGAGTTCGATAATCTCGCTCCGCGTGACCGCATGGCATTCTCCAAATCCGGCGGAACGCTGGAAGAGTAATTCAAACAATAATTCAATAGTTTGAAAAATAAAGGAACTCAAACATGGCTAACACACTTACGGGGTTGATCCCCACTCTCTACAAAGCCGCTGACCGCGTTCTGCGCGAACAGATCGGTTTCATTGGTGCAGTGTACGCGAATCCGGACGCCGAAATGGTTGCCAAGGGCCAGAACATCACCTATCCCATCGTACCCACGATGAGCGCCACCGATGTCACCCCTGCCGCGGTTCCCACCGAGCCGGGTGGTATCACAGTTACCTATGGCACCATGACCATCGAAAAGGTACGGAAAGTTCCTTTCGCATGGAATGGCGAAGAGCAGGTCTCGATTGGCAACAAATATGACAACGTCAAGGATGACCAGTTCTCCCAGGCTTTTCGCACGCTGGTGAACGAAGTCGAAAGTGACCTCTTCCTTGCCACCAAGAAAGGCGCTTCACGCGCCTATGGTACGGCTGGCGTCGCGCCCTTCGGAACCGCCGCAGACCTGAGCGATGTGGCGAATATGCGTCAGATACTGGTGGACAATGGCGCATGGACTGGTGACATGCACATGGTGTTGAATAGTTCCGCAGGAACAAACATCCGCTCGAAGCAGTCCAGCCTCTTCAAGGTGAATGAAGCGGGTGATGCAGATCTTTTGCGCGAAGGCAATCTTGGACGTTTGCAAGGATTCAATTTCCATGAATCCGGGCAGATCGTTGCCCACACCAAGGGCACTGCCTCCGGCTACCTGGTTGATCTCACCGCGGGGTACGCGGCGGGACTCAAAACGGTGCACATCGATACGGGTACCGGCACCATTTTGGCGGGCGATATCTTCACCAACACCAAGACCAGCCGCGATGCGAACAAGTACGTCATCAACACCGGCTTTGCGGGCGATGGAGATGGCGATGTCGTCCTGCAAAATCCCGGTCTCAAGGTTGCCTGGGTCAACAACGACCCGGTCGCCGTGGGCAATGCCTACACCGGCAACTTCGCCTTCGAGCGCAATGCCGTGCACCTGCTCACCCGCCTGCCCAAACTGCCGAAGGAAGGCGCGCTGGGCGACCACACGGTGGTCACCGATCCGTACAGCGGCATTTCCTTCCTGGTTTCCATGTACCCTGCCTACCACGAAATCATCATCGAAGTGGCCCTCGCCTGGGGCACCAAGGCAGTCAAGTCCGAAGCCATCTCCACCCTGCTTGGATAGGTATTGCAATGGCTATCCATGCACTTATGGAAAAGACAGGGGAGGGACTCATGTATGTCCCTCCCGCCAAAGTTCAGGAATACATCGCGGCTGGTTGGGTTGTCATCGAACCTGCGGACCCGGTCCCAACGGTGAAGCCAGCCACGGTCCCGCCTGAACTGCAACTGGTGGAGAAGGACGCGGACGAAGCTCCGGTCACACTCCCCAAAGCGGTCGAACGTTCGAAAGGTAAAGGCAAGTCCAGGAAGGCGTAGTCATGCGTATTTTGCACGTGAACAACAGAACAAGTTGTATCCGCACTTTCAAAGAGAGCAAGATCATGCTCGAGCGCGGGCACGAAGTCGAAGCGGTCGCACAGATGCACAGCTTCGGGTTCAACATCTACACCCGGGCGTACTCCTGGGGCGACCTGACCCAACTGGCGCGCACGATCAAGACATCCCATGCCGATATCGTCCACGTCCATTCGGAGCCTGATTGGCTGGTGCCCTTCGCAAAGGAACATGCCGGAACCCGCCCCGTGGTCTACGACTGCCACGATCCCGAATCCCTGCGGACGTGGAGCGCACCGGGACCGGCTGAGATCGAAGCGTTCAAGGTTGCCGATGCCATCATCCACGTCAGCGAACCGTGCCGGGTACACAGTGAAAGTTTTCACGGCAATGGCAAGCCCACATTGATGCTGTACTCCTACGTCAATGCGAACTTTTACAACCAGGCGCGCGATGTCAACTGGTCGAGCATGGTCTACGAAGGCGGGCTCACCACGCTGGAACGTGAGGACAAATTCGTCCATTATCGCAACCTCACCTACGTGGTGCAGAAGTTCATCGAATCGGGTTACAACGTCTCGCTCTTCGCCGCGGGCAGCAGCGAGATCGACCTGAGCTACGAATCGATGGGCGCCATGATGGTGCGTGACCTGACCTACACCGCCATGCTGAACGGTGTGCGCAATCATGCCTTCGGCTTCGTCGGTTCGCCCGCGGTCACCAAAATCATGAACGCCGCCATGCCCAACAAGCTGTTCGAATACATCTCTCAGGGCGTGGTGCCGGTCTGCTGGAATGCCGATACCGCCGGTGAGTTTTGCCAGCATAACGGCGTGGGCATCTGGCTCAAGCCCGACGACGACCTGAGCAACCTGCAAAAGAAATTATCGCGCGGACCTGCCCTGCGGCGCAACATGCTCCGCGTGCGCGACCAGTGGAAGATGGAAACGCAGGCTGAACCGTTGGAGAAATTCTATCAATCCCTACTATAGAGAATCGGGCGTCCTCCCCGCCCTTTGCTCACTGAGAGGGGAGCTCCTTCCTCTCCCCTCTCAGATTTTGAAAAAAACATGACCATTCATCAAGTCTTCTGCTGCACCAATGACCTGTACGCCGAGAGTGAGATTGCGGGCGGCGATGAAGCGCGTCTCTATCAAGCCATCCGCGAAGCCAGCAACGTGGTACAGGAAGAGATCGGGTATTTTATCCCGGTCAAACAGACCGGCAAAATGCGCGGCAATGGGGAATGTTATCTCTACCCCTTCCCGCCCATCCTGTCGCTGACCGGCTCCGTCACCAACGACGACATCGCCCTGGTCGCGGATACCGACTTTATCTTCATGCGGACGATGTGGGCGAACGGTCCAGCCATTGGATTGGAACTGCTCTCCGATTCTCCCAACGCCCGGGTCTGGTGCGAACGTGACCCGGACTCGGTCCAACTCCCGGCATTTGTCGGGTTGTACAGTCTCGCGCAGAAGACCGGCGCGACCCTGTCCGCCACGATCAATCCCACCGCCGAATCGCTGACCGTCAGCAACGGGGCGAAGGTTTCCCCGGGCATGATCTTGAAGGCTGGCGACGAACAGATCCTTGTCACCGGCTGGGGCGACCCCACCGAGGATGTCGCCTGGCTGGCGGAAGCGTTGGATTCCACCAGCGACGAGATCGAGTTGGACGATGGCGACCTGGTCAACGTGGGTGAGACCATCCGCGTGGACTTTGAAAAGATGCGCACCACCGCACGCCGCGCCGATCGCTTCTCTGCCAAACGCAGTTGGAACAATACGCGCCAATCCCTGCACGTTGTGGAATCCACCGTCGATGTATACCGCACGGTATACATCGAGCGCGGGGTCAACGGCACAACCGCCGCCGAACATCTATCGGGTATCGATCTTTACCGTTACATGGTCCCCGATAATATTTTGAAACTCACCAAGAAGATGGCGGTGCTGGGGCTGAACCAATCGAACACGGGTTATGCGGGCAGAAGCGGCGATGCAGAGCAGGGCACGGTCTACTACCACGACCTGTATCCGCGCTGGGATCTGGAACGGTTGAAAACCGAGTACTGGATAGGACGATCATGAGCTTCAGCGTTGGCATCAAATCCACCATCGAGCAGGATCTGGACTGGCAGATCGCGGTTCTGCGCAACTACCCGGAACTGTCTGATAAGCACTACCGCCCGGTCATGCTGGTGGATACGGCCCGCACGCACAGCATCGTCGAGTCGAACATCCCGCGCGGTGCCACCGGGCAAGCCGCCAAGACCTTCGGGTCGAAGGTCACCGGCAGGGGCTACACCATCAAGGCGCAAATCGGCTGGTTCGATGGCGACGATCCCTTTTATGTCAACGTGCTGGAATACGGTTCGCGCAGTCATTCGATCGTGGGCGGGTCGAAGAACCGCACCCGCGGACAGCGTGAAAGATTTTTATCGAACAGGGAAAGCGGATCGCTGGGTGCGGGTCATGTGTTCATCGGCGGTTCGTGGAAGACCGTCACACACGTGGCAGGCATGAGCGCCCGCAAATTCATGGCATCCGGTTTTGACACGATGTCCCCGCAGGTCGAGAGTGACCTGGTCAATGCCACCGAAGCCATCCTTGGAGAAATGAGCAAGCGATGATCGAAGATTTCATCGACATCATTTGTGACGTGTGGAAGTTCGATGTGCCGGGTTTCAAGACGGTCAAATCGCCGTACCTGTTCAAGGAAAAACAATTCCCCGCCGCGATCAATCCTGCCACCGATTTCCCGATCGCCCTCACCATCCTGGCAATGGTGAAGCCGAAGATCTCGAAGGGTTCCAAGCATGTCACCTGGTACGGGCAGACCGATTTCCACGTCGCGCCCGATTTGAAAAAAGATCATCTGCCTGGCTTGTTGTTGTTCCCCGGTCGCATCCTGCGCGCCGCGGCGTTGCGCGTACAGCTCTCAGGCACCACTGCCGATGTGAGCAACTTCATCATCATGGATCAACAGGATGGCATCGCCGGACCCCTGGCTTTGAAATGGGGCGATGAAGCCGAACACTGGGGCTTCGTCGTGAAGTGGATGGTCGAAGAGTCGTTGAACGGCACACAGTTGCCGGTGGCAGGGTAATGGAGTAATCATGAAAACATACATTTATGTTGGCGATGGCGCATGTATCCCGGGTCTGCCGAAGGTCATCAGCCAGAGTGAAGTCGATACCTATAACGGCGATCAGCTTGCGCTTTTGCAGGAGGCGGTCGCCGAAGGGTTGTATACCGTCGAAGGGGAGGAAGCCCCCAAGCCGAAACCAAAATCCAAAAGGCATGAATTCGTCCAGGTCGAAGACGAAGCGGAAAAAGGAGCATAAGCCATGACCATCACAGGTGCAGGAAAGAATTATTTCACCATCGCGCAGTACGGCAAGGAACTCGCCGCATCCAAGGGCACTGCCGTTGCCGCCACCAAAATACGCGTGGGCACGGCTCCGCGTGTGATCACCGACAGTAAGCCGGAATTCATCACCGAGCAGTTCAACATCCGCATGGAAAGCCGCCGCGCGCACGTGTACGAGCGCCTGTACATGAACACGCTCGTCACGCCGAACGCGGGCTTCCAGCAGTTCATCCTGCCGTTCGCCACGGGTCTCAAAGGCAATGTGACCGCCTCCGAGCAGACCAGCGCGCAGGGGGACTGGAAGTGGACATTCACACCGGGTCTGACACAAGCCGCGGGCGATAACGCCCCCGATTCGTTCACTCTGCAGGTGGGCGACGACCAGCAGGGCTGGCGCATTCCCTACTGCATGACCGACCGCATCAGCATCAAGGGCAAGGTCTCGCAGGATGGCGGCGCGGCTCCGGTCTCACTGGAGTCCGGTTTCTTCGGTCGCTACATCGAAGAGAACGCTCTTACCGCCGGGCAGGCACTCGAAGGTTCCGCGCCTGCCAACGCCAAGCTGGCGCAGTTGTACGTGGACTCGTCCTGGGCGGGTGTGGGCGGCACCGAAGTGGCGGACGGTCTCGATGAATTCACGCTGGAAATCCTGACGGGTGTGCATCCCGTCTTCCGCGGCTCGGGCGCCAATTATTTAAACAGGCACGCCGAAGGCATCATCGGGTATACCGCCACGTTCGTGGTGGAACATGCCCTGCGCGATGAATTGATGTCGTCTCAACAGGCGGGCTCCTTGCAGGTGGCGCGTCTCAAATTGACCGGTTCGCAGATCGGGAGCGGCGTCAACCATTCCCTGATCGTCGATATGGGCGGCGCCTGGGAAGACGTGAGCGCCATCGATAACAGCGACCGCGGTGACAACCTTGCCACCATCGCCCTGCGCGCCATGTACGACGACACCGGCGCGAAGGGTCTGCAGGTGGAGTTGATCACCAACCAGCAGACATTCTAAGGATTTCAGGAAGGAAGGATTGCAATGCCGTTCGTTTTGGTCTGGAAACCCATTTTGAAACCGCTCAAATTGAGCGACTACCACCCCGACTTCGGGAAGGAAGTCATCCTGGTGTGTGTCAACCCGCAGAAGGAATTCATCAAACTGCGCGATGACCTGATCGAGCAGAACGCCATCCGCTTTGCGAAGACCATCGAACCGCCCACCACCACGGACAAGGCAGTTCAGGTCGGTGAGACGAGACAGAAGGTGGATGAATTCCTGCACTGGCAGGACGAAGTCTTCCACCCGAAGACGGATGAATGGTTCGCAAAGCTCTGGTCATTCGGCGATGAGCAATACACGGTCGATAACATCAGGCAGTACGAGGATGTCGATCCGCATTTCGTGAACTGGCTCAGGGTGCAATCGGTCGAGATGATCAGGGAGCACAGCACGGGAAAAAAAAAGAATTAGCGCAGGCGGTCGAAAGCCTGGCTGAAACGGGCAGGACCGGACACCCGCTGATCGCCGCCTATTTCAAGGCGCAGCACATCAACAAGCACAGCGGCGGCGTGGTGGTCATGCCCTGGGAGATCGAGCCGGGTCACACGCTCGAAGAGTGGAGCGAAGCGGCTCTGCAGTTGAGCAAGGTGCCAGCCATCCACGCACGCAAGAAGGCGGAGCACGATTATTACGACAAGTTCCGCCGCGCTCATAAGGATTACGCCAGCATACATTACAGGCACTAATGGCAAAGACATCCATTCTCACCATTCTTTTCCAGCTTGCCAAGAAGGGCAACGCCGACGCGGAGACGATCTCGTCCCTGTCGAAAATGAAGTCAGTCGCCGCCACGGCGGGGCTGGCTTTAGGCGCGTTGACCGCAGTGGGATATGGGTTGAACAAGGTTTACCAGAACACCGCCAAAGTGTTTGTTAATTATGCCGCCAAGGTGCGCGATGTGGGACGCACCAGTGGACTCACCGCGGAAGAATCCAGCAAACTGATCCAGGTTGCCGACGATCTGACCATCTCGTATGAAGTTTTGCAGAAGTCCTTGTGGAACGCCAACAAGAACGGTTTTGAGGTCAGCATTGATTCACTGGCGGGTATGGCAGACGAGTTTGTTGCCATAGATGCACCGGCAGCGCGCGCAGATTTTCTTGTGAAGCGGTTCGGCAAATCCGGCGAAGAGATGGGCAAGTTGATGGAAAAGGGTGGAGATGGCGTGCGCAATATGACGGGTGCCATCTCGGGCAGCCTGGTGTTGACCGAGCAAGCGGTTCGCGACGCGCGCGAATTCGAGATACAACTCGACGAACTGAACGATCAATGGGAAGCCTTGAAGGTTGGGTTGGGTCAGAAGGCAGTCCCAGCCTTGAATGATTTCCTTTACAGCCTCAATAATAGCAAGGCGGTAATGGAGGAGCGGAACAAGGTCCTGGCGGAAGGCACTACCCGGAACGTTGCCGAAGCCAATAACATTGCCCTCCTCAATCTCAAGATGCGGGAATATACCCAGGGGCTCGATTCAGCCGGGTTATCGTACCGTGCCTGGGCGGAGGCGGTTGCCGGTGCAGAGATCGAAGAAGCCGCCGCGGTGCAGGAAACCTTCAATCAGAAGATGGATTATCTGTCCGATATCATGGGTGGCGATCTGACATCTGCCTGGGATGAGTATGTCGAGAAGATCGATCAATATAAGACCGAGCTTGCCGATGCGAAGACCGCAGAAGATAAGATAGGCATTCAGGCGAAGATCGACGCCGAAACAGAAGCCTATAACAAGCGCGCCGCGTCGATCTTGTTCAACATCCAGCAGGCGGCGATCCTGGCGGCTGTCGAGAACGGGGCGGATGCACAGCAAGCCGCGGACATCCTCACCGACCTGGCTTTTGGTTATGGGCTCATCGACGAAAAACAGAAGACCGCCACCGACAGCGCCAATGGGCTTGTCTCTGCATGGGCAAGCGGTGAACTTTCCAGTGGTGCGCTGATCGCGGCGCTCGATGCCCAGAAAAAATCATACGATACCAACGCCGACGCATCTTCCCAGGCGGCGGATACCATCATGGATGATTTCAGCGGCATCACGGACAAGTTGGTCGGTTCCACCCGCTGGATCGAGCATTTCAACGAGGAGATCTGGGTTGCCGGGACCATGCAGGGGACGTACAACTATAAATTCGTCCTTACCACCATCGGGAGCATTCCCAACCTGGGAGGCAGGGGCACGGAAGAGAGCATGACCAACACCGGGCGCGGCGGTCATGTGGTCGGGTTCGCCGCAGGCGGGCAGATGACCACGCTGGGGAAAGAGTTTGCGATGGTGGGGGAGGAAGGTTTCGAGATCATCACGCCTTCGGGGTACGTCATCCCGCACGCCGAATCCAAGGCGTTGATCGCTTCCGGTTTGGAGCCGGGCATGGTGTTCAAGATGGGTGGGGATTTGGGCGGTGGCACCAACACAGGCGGGCGCAAGAAACCGATCGGCGGGAGTGCGGGCGTGCATATCAATATCCCATCGTTGAGCGGTGTCTCCGCACCGACCGGGACAGGCACCTCCACGGCGGGCGGGGATGAAGTGCAGAGCGCGCTCGAGACCACTGCCGATGCCAGCCATAACGTAGCCGCCGCACTGGATACGGTCAGCAGTCAGAACACGCAGGCGCTGAATGCCATGACGCAGTCGAATCAGGACCTGTTGAATGAGGTCGTTGGCTTGCGTCAGGATATCCAGAAGCAGGGCGATATCACGGTCCGTGCCGTGCGCGAGAACCTGCAGGCGGTGATCACATGACCGTCACGTGGAGCTGGGCGATCGAGATGTATCTGGGCGGTTCGTGGGTGGATATCTCCGCCGATGTCTTGACGCGCGACGTCATCGAGGGCAGTGAAGGCATCAACGGCGCGGGACCAGCCTATCACGTAGCCGGAAGCGGTTCCCTGTCCTTTTATCTGGATAACGGACAATCGAACTCCGCCGAGAAGATCGGGTACTACTCTCCCGGTCACGCCGATTGCCGTTCAGGCTTTGCGCGCGGTGCGCCAGTGCGCATCAAATTCACCTATGGCGCGCGCGTCGAATATTTCAAATATTACGTCACGAAGATCGGTCCCACGCCGGGACAGTTCAAGGAACGCAAGACACTCGTGCAGGCGGCGGATTACCTGTACAAGGTGAGCCTGATGAAGCTCAAGGGTGTGGGCGTGCAGGTCAACCAGCGACCCGACCAGGTCATCGACACCATCATGGCGACGGTTGCCGATCCGCCTGATACCGAAAGCTACGAGACCGAGTTGTTTACCACGTTCGATTACAGCCTGCACGGTGAAAAGGACGAGAAGAGCACCATCCTGAACGTGATGAATAAGATCGCCTATTCGAGCGGCGGGTATATCTTCAAGTCTTCCAACAACACCAACGGCGAGACATTCACGTATGAAACCCGCCTGACACGCTACCTGCGCACGGTGGTGGCGGCGTTCGATAACAGCATGAGCGAAATATCGGTCGAGTGGAATGACGACCAGGTGATCGACGGTGTGCGCCTGACCTTCAACCCCGGGCGCATCGATATCGTGGACGTGGTACTGAGTTCCCTGCCATCCGAGATCACATTGGGAGCGGGGGAACCCCGCCCAATCGAACTGCGACTGCGCGACCCCGACGGGCTGGCGCAGCGGGTCAGCGCCGTTTATTATGCCGCCCAGGTGGCTGGCACCGATTACAAATTTTCATCCGTCACCGGAGACGGCGGCTCGGACCTGAACGCCAGCCTGGGCATCACGCCGGACACGTCATCGGGCAACACGTTCAAGGCGGTGGTGGTGAATAACTCCGATGTGACGGGGTATCTCTCCACCTTCGATATCCGCGGCAAGGCGATCTATCTCTACGAGTCGCTGGATGTGCTGGCAGGTGTGGCCACCCCGCAGAATGAATTGAATTACGACATGCCCTATGTCTCGAACATTCTGGTGGCGGACCCATTCGCCGATATGTTATATGTGCGCGGCTCCGATACCACGGTACCGCAGGTGGGGGAGGTGAGCTTCTACGCCGATTTCAGCGCCACGATGATGGATGACTTTTTCGACGGGAAGATCGGTCAACCCTTCACGGTGAGCGAGCGCGTCACAGGTTTGAGCGCCATGCGGTTCTTTATCAACCACCGCAAGTTCAAGATCGAAAAAGGCACGCTGTACGTGTCCTGGCTGGGTGAACCTGCCGAGAACGTCGAATACTTTCAACTGGACATCGATGAACTGGATGGGACCAAGGTGCTGGCATGAAGATAAAAGCATTCATGAATCATGGGCGCTGGATGGGCAAATGCCCCAGGTGCCAGAATATCCACGTGCTGGATGGCGACACGCTCGTTTGTCCTGCCTGCTGGAAGGGCTTGAAGGCGCAGAAGTTCGAGACGGATGGCTACGGCGCGCTGGTGGCTGTGCCGCATGTGCAGTTGATCTTCGAGACGCGCGATAAAGCCAAAGCCGCGGGCGAAGAGTACGAGATCGAATATCCAAAGGATAAAGAACAGATCATGAAGGTGCTGCGCAAGCGCGAGATCCACAACATGAACTGGCTGCCGCACGAAACACTCGATAGTCTCATCGCCGAGAACGCCGAACACAGATTGGAGAGTGACCCATGACCTGGACAACCGTCCACGTCTTTGCCTACCAGGAAGTGCCGACCGCCGCGAACATCAACATTTTCGGCACAGACCTGAACGAGACCGCCCCGGCAAAGGTCACCACCAAGGGTGACATGGTCTCCGCCACGGGAGCCAACGCCATTGCGCGCGTGCCGGGCACAGCCGTCCGCTTCTGGGGACCGCTGTCCAACGACGCGGAATCCAGCGGCATGAAGTTCGCCGCCGTGCCTCCCCAACTGGATTATTCCTACGCATCGTATGTGGTGAATAACAATGCGGGCGAGGTGGACACCTGGTCGAAGGCACTCGATGCCGGTGTGCCGGGTGCAAAGGAAATGCTGTGGATCAAGTTTCCGATCATCTATTTCAACAACTCGGGATCCACACGCACATTCACCGCCAAGTTCTACATCGGGACCACGGCATACAGTGTGGTTTCCGGCGCCTTTGCCGCCAGCGCCACCAATTACCTGATCGATGTCGAGATCATGGTGCGCCCCTTGAACGCCCTCAACAGCCAACTCGTCACGCTCAAAATGACATGGGCAGGCGTTCTGGGCACCGGCGCCACCGTTGCCTTCATTTCCGCATCCGGCACGGGGTCCGACGATTTCGCCACCAGCAAGACCATCAAGTTCAGTATCACACACAGCCTTGCGCACGCCTCCCTGACCGCCACGGTCTACCACCCGCCGATCATCCTGTTTCCCGCCATGACATAAGGAGAACGATGAACCAAGCCGACCTTGAAATCAAATATGTGCTGTATTCGAAAACGAACCGGCTGCCAATCCT